GTTAACAACAACCAGAACCGTGCAGTTTTTTTGGCAGGTCAAGTCTGAGTGGCCGGGTATAAAAATGCACACCGCTTTGGGTGGTGGATGGCTGCAAAGAAGGCTGCTGGAAGGAGGCCTTCAGAAAATGAGTTCAGGGGGCTTAGCTGCCTCTGGTGCCGACATCCCCTAAGTCCGGTGGATGCTTATAGATGCAAATATAAAGGTTTCACGCCCGTGTTTCGAAAAGGTGAGCGGTTTGGTAGCTGTACAGAATGCCTTGAAACAGTGCTAACAATAGAAAGAACTGTGTATAGCTGTAGGCACCTGTATACTGCAGATGTGTATGCGACCACCAACGTGCATGCAGAAAATCTGCGCATACGGTGCTACTATTGTGGGTCCCCCCTGACTCCTAACGAAAAGTACAGGCATAAAAAAGATAATGAGCCTTACAGTGTGATAAGGGGGGGTGTGCGGGGAAGGTGTAGTATTTGCAGCCAGGATGGTACTAGGACCGTCCACAACGAAAAATCTGCCTCGAGATGAATCACCTGCGGAAGGGCCCATATGCCTGATGCTGCAGCCGCTGCATCCTGAGAAGAAGCTTCTGCTGCCACCTCCTCGTCCTAGACCAAGAAAACGCCCTGGAAAACATGGACTGTATTTGATTGGCTTAATTTGTGGAAGCTGCCCCCAACCTTTGCATTTCGTGGTGAAAGCGTGTCCAACAGCAATACCCAAGCTTGAAGAGCTGCTTAACACGTCTGTGACTGTGCTGTGCCCGTCCTGTGGAAAAAAACCCAGCCATGGATAATCACCAAGGTAGACATGGGCTGGGTGGGGGCTGTGTTTTCTTGGATGATGAGGCTGTTTGCGAAGATAGTCAGGACCCCGACAGCCCTGCTGCAGGTGAGGCAGATGCAGCAGATCTTGACTTTGTAGACAATGCTGCGTTGGAGCAGGGAAATCACCTGCTGCTTTTCCAAACACAAATGAAAGAGGCGGGCGATAAGCAAATCGCAGGTATAAAGAGAAAGCTGCAACTGAGTCCCTACTCACAGGTGCCTGCCTGCCCTACCCAACCTCAAATCAGTCAAAACCGAAACCATTCTTTAGTCAAGAGACGGTTGTTTGACTGTGACAGACCTGTAGCTGGCAGCCATGAAGCTCCTCGTACTGTTGAAACCATCCTGCAGGTACACCAGGGTGATAACCAGCAGGAAAAAGGGCAGAATAGGGGGTGCGGGGAGGAGGACTTGCACGCACAGCTGTGTCGCGCCAAAAACTCCGCGGCCTGCATGCTGAAGCTGTTCAAAACTTTATTCATAGCTAGCTTTGCTGAGCTGACCAGGGTGTTTAAGAGTAGTAAAACCTGCAACCCACAGTGGGTAGTAGCAGCGTTCGGTGTGCCGGAGGTGCTTCATGAGGCCAGCTTTGAACTGCTTAAAAAGGACTGCGTGTACCTGCAAACAACAAGGAAGGTACACGAAGCAGGCAGCGCAGCGCTGTACCTTTGCGTGTTTCACGTTGCTAAAAGCAGGGAAACAGTTGAAAACTTAGTTTCAAAGCTGCTCAATGTGCCTACCTCCTGTATCATGACACAGCCGCCAAAGATTAGAGGGACCTGTGCTCCATTGTTCTGGGTGAAAAGCAGTATGTCTCCTTTCAGCTACTGCCATGGTGACATGCCGCAGTGGATCCTAAGTCAAACGCTGATTAGTGAAAATGTAGCAGAGGTGACCAAGTTTGATTTTGGTGCGATGGTTCAGTGGGCTTATGACATGGGCTACACTGAAGAATCAAAGATTGCATACGAGTATGCACTTAGTGCTGATACTGACTCAAATGCAAAGGCCTTTTTAGCAGCCTGCAACCAGCCGAAGCTGGTCAAAGACTGTGCCACAATGGTTAAGCTGTATCAAAGGGCTCAGGTCCAAAAGATGACTATGTCTGCATACATTCATCACCGTTGCGAGCGTGCAGGGACGGGTGGAAACTGGAACAATATAATGTCTTTGTTGAAGTTCCAGGGCATCACTCCTATAACGTTTGTAAATGCTCTAAAATCCTGGCTTAAAGGAATTCCTAAGCAAAATTGCTTAGCTTTTATTGGCCCTCCTAACAGCGGCAAGTCAATGCTGTGCAACTCTCTTATGTCTTTCATGGGAGGGAAAGTGTTAACGTTCGCTAACCACCACAGTCACTTTTGGCTGCAGCCGCTAACAGATGCTCGCGTGGCATTAATTGATGATGCGACTGATGCATGTTGGAAGTACTTTGACACATACCTCAGAAATGTGCTGGACGGTTATGAGGTCTGCATTGATAGAAAACATAAATCTGCAGTGCAGATGAAAGCCCCTCCCCTGTTGATCACTAGCAATGTTGATGTGTGCAGTGTTCAGAAGTTTTTCTACCTAAAGAGCAGAATAGTTCCCTTCTACTTCCCTGAGACCGTGCCTACCTCAGAAAACGGTGAGCCTCTGTTTTTTATAACTGATGCAGACTGGAGTGTTTTTTTTACAAGGCTATGGGGACGTTTAGACCTCAGCGACCAGGAGGAAGAGGGGGATGAAGATGGCCAAAGCCAAGGCTCTTTTAGATGCAGCGCAAGAAAAGCAGATGATGCTCATTGAGAAGGATAGCACTGCTTTGGAAGATCATGTGGACTATTGGTCCTCTGTCAGGGCAGAAATGGCTCTACTGCATGCTGCGCGCCGAAATGGCCTGCAAATGCTAGGATGCTGTCCTGTGCCCGCTTTACAGGTGACTGAATGTAAGGCCAAGCATGCCATCGAAATGCAGATGGTTTGTGAAGAGCTTAGAGAGACTATTTGGGGAAAAGACCCCTGGACTGCGGGTGATCTGAGCTGGGAAAGGTATTGCACTGCCCCGGCCAAAACAGTGAAAAAGGGAGCGAATGTGCTAGAGGTGGTGTATGACGGAAATGAGGACAATGCTAACCTGTACACTGTGTGGAGCTGGGTGTTCATGCGCAGTGGTGGCACTTGGGAGGCTGCCACTGGTGGTGCCGACGCATACGGCATCTATTATCAGACTATGTCAGGCGCACGGATCTACTATGAAACGTTTGCAGGGGATGCAGCCCGCTTTGGCAAGCGGGGGTTCTGGGAGGTAAGATATCAAGGACATTCTTATCATTCTCATCCTCCGTCTTCCAGAGACGAACTTGACGGACAGTACCTCGCGGACAGTGACACAGGAGGACACACAGCCGACCCAGCCGAGCCTCAGCCTTCTCGAACAGAAACAGCAGCAGGTGGCCCTGTCCGAGGAAGCGGCTGTGGGCTACGGTGTGTGTCTCGCTCGCACCCCTACAATCTACCAAGGTCCTCGAGGGACTCACCACTCGTACCTGCCTCCTCCCCGGTGCAGAGCACGGTACCGTTGGACTTGGCACCAAGTCCGGAAACACAGGCGTCCCCGCCGAGCCCGGATTCCACGCAGCTAGAAGAGCCGGAGACTGAAACAGGTGCTGCTCCTACTGTAACCTTTTCTCTGTTTAAAAAAGGTGGGCACAGCTGCGTCCTGCTGCAGGGCTCCTGTAACCAGGCCAAATGTCTCCGGTTCCGGGTAAAAAAGAGGCATAGGAAACTGTATAGCAACGTGACCACAACATGGCAGACTGTGGGAGATGAAGGCGCAGGAAGGCAGGGCCGCGCCTGCCTGCTGTACACTTTCGATGATGCTCAGCAAAGGGAGTGCTTTTTAAGCACGGTGTCGATACCGCATGGGATGGAAGTGCAGCAGCTGCGAGTGCATCTTGAGTGACTGTCTGCTGTACCTGAGCATCTGCTCCTCTGCTCTGTCACTGCTGTGGTGGTGCTGCTGCCCTGATCATTGAAGACTGTGGACATGCACAGTGCTCTCCTCCTGTTCGGAGGCCTGATCATTTCACTTGTGTTTCTCGTTCTCATGTTTTTACTGCTGTTTGTGTTTATCTTTTGGGACGAGTGGGGCTGCCGGTGCTCCAACTTGTAACCTTTCCGCAGTGGATTTTGTAAGCTGCTGTTTGTGCTGTTCATATGCCTGTTCTGCCCAGTCCATTTTTTTGGCTTCTTGTTAGAACTGTTAATTTGTTATGTTCTGCTGTTGCTGATTTTGTACTTACAGCCGCTCCTTGGAAACTTTCTAAGGTTTTTTTTAGCTTTTTTATAATAAAATGGCATCAGTTCGCAGGGTAAAAAGAGCGAGTGCTGCAGACCTTTATCGCACCTGCAAAGCCAGCAACACATGCCCACCGGATGTCATCCCAAAAATCGAAGGCTCGACAATTGCAGACAAAATTCTGCAATATGGGTCTTTAGGTGTGTTTTTTGGGGGATTGGGCATTGGCACAGGTCGAGGCTCAGCAGCTGTGGTGCCCGGTGTCACTGTCCCTAAGCTGGTAAGTAGGGGTGGAGGATACCAGCCTTTAAACACCTCGAGCTCCAGCATTAGTCTGACTAGCACGGGGTCTGTGCGGGGGGTTGCAGCTCGCCTGCGTGAATTCAATGTGCTTCCACCGGCCACTGAGGTCATCCCTCTGGAAACGTTTGCCTCCGGTGGAGCGGAGGGCATCTCACCTTCTGTTGAGCTTGTTCCTGAATCCTCCTCTATCCTAACACCTGAAAATGGCCTAGCAGAAACTGCACTAGGTGCAGAAGTGTTTGCAGACACAGACACGACCCTAATCACACTGCACAGTGACACGGGGCCTGGCGACGTGGCAGTCCTAGAACTTAGGCCCACAGAAAATGATCTGCAGGCACATACCCTCACGCGAGGTCCCTCTGCACACACTCCTAGTTTCGTGGACACTCACGCTGTCATGTTTGGAGAAACGTCTTCTAGTGAAAATGTGTTCATTGGGGGTGCAAATGTTGGAAATGTGGAGGGGGAGTTCATAGAGCTTAGCAACCTTGACCCTCGCACTAGCACTCCTGAGGGGGAGGCAAGGCCTCCTGCTCGTGGTCGAGGTGTGTGGAACTGGTTCAGTAAGCGGTACTACAGCCAAGTCCCTGTGACAGACCCCGATTTTGTCTCCTCCTACACATTTGAAAACCCCTTGTATGAATATGCTGATGGGGTGCAAACGGGGCAGTCATTCCCCACAGTCAGCAACCAGGGTCGCGTTGGAATCAGCCGTTTAGGGTGGCAGGAGGGTGTGAGCACACGGTCAGGAGCGCAGGTGGGACGTGCTTTACACCTTCGGTACTCACTGAGCAGCATTGAGAACCCACCAGTGGATGTAATCCCTCTTAGCATCTCTGCAGGAGAAGAAGGCACACTACAGCAAGAGGTGTCTTTTCAGGTGTCTGATGACACCTTTGACACAGTGGACCTATTTGAGGATGAGGACGCTCCGCTCTTACGTACTGAACAGCACACATTGCGCACAGGTAGCAGGAGAAACACTGTGACTCCTGTGCTGCACAGGCCACATATAGCAGGTGCCACTGTTTTTGACAAAGCTGTCGGGGTCAAAGGGCAGGGCGGCAGCTCTACTGTACCCGTGGACACTGATGGAGGCGTAATTGTTGATCATGATGATTACGTCCCTACGTCCACACCCACAATTATCATTGATAATGAATTGGCTGTGTGGTTCCATTCCTACTTTTTGCATCCTAGCAAGCTGGGAAAGAGGAAAAGGAAAAGGAGTGACAGCAGTGTCTAATTTACTTTTACAGGATGGCGTTGTGGTCTAACCATCAAAGACTGTACCTTCCACCAGCTCCAGTGACAAAAGTAGTATGCACAGAAACATACATAAACAGGAGGAATTATTTTTACCATGGGGAAACTGAAAGGCTACTCACAGTGGGCCACCCTTTTTACCCAGTAAAAAATAAGAAAGGACAGACTACTCCTAAAGTCTCCCCAAACCAGTACCGGGTGTTTAGAGTCTCCCTTCCAGATCCTAACCAATTTGCACTGCCAGATAAAGCCATACATAATCCAGATAATGAAAGGCTTGTGTGGGGCCTAGTCGGTCTGCAAGTATCCAGAGGGCAGCCACTGGGTGGTGCTATCACGGGCAGCTCTTACCTGAACGTTTTTGCTGACGCAGAAAATGTCACACGGAAAGTTAATGCTCAAAGCAATGACAACAGAAATCAGGCAGGAGTTGATGCGAAGCAGCAGCAGATCCTGATTGTAGGGTGCACTCCAGCCACAGGGGAGTACTGGACTCAGGCTAGGCCCTGTGTTGATCAAGCTGCTCCTGATGAGGGGGAATGCCCTCCATTGGAGCTGAAAAACAAGCAAATTGAGGATGCAGATATGATGGATATAGGCTTTGGTGCTCTAGACTTCAAAACTTTTAATAAAACACGGTCAGACTACCCGTTAGATATTGCAAACGAGATTTGCCTGTACCCAGATTACTTGAAAATGACAGAGGACCCGTCAGGAGACAGCATGTTTTTTTTTTCGCGAAAGGAACAAACTTATGTGAGGCACATTTGGTCACGGGGTGGAGTGGAAAATGAAGCACCAGACGACAAATTGTACCTAAAAGCGAAAGGTAGCAATGGCGGCACTCCTAAACTGAGCAGCGTGATGTTCGCTGCGCCTAGCGGATCCTTAGTGTCCACTGACAGCCAGCTTTTTAATAGGCCTTACTGGGTCTTACGTGCACAGGGAATGAACAATGGCATCTGCTGGAATAACGAGCTGTTCGTTACCGTGGGGGACAACACTCGCGGGACCAACTTCACCATTTCAGTTCCTAAAACAAAAGCTGAACTTTCAGAGTATGATGCCACCCAATTTAATGTATACCATAGGCACACTGAGGAGTACAAGCTTGCATTCATTCTGCAGCTGTGCTCTGTGGAGCTAAAGCCTGAAACAGTGTCTTATTTGCAAACGTTTCGTAAAGATGTGCTGCAGCGCTGGGAAATTGGAGTGCAGCATGCACCTTCTACAATACTGGAGGATCAGTACCGGTTTCTAGAGTCCCCTGCCACTAAATGCCCCTCTAACGTAGAGCCTGCACAGCCTGTAGACCCCTATCACAACCTGCGGTTTTGGGATATCTCTTTGAAAGACAAGCTGTCTTTAGATTTAAGCCAGTTCCCCTTGGGACGCAGGTTCTTAGTGCAGCAGGGTCTGGGGTGCAGCGTCAAGAGAAAAGCAGCTTCTGGGACCCCCACGTCTGCAAAGAAAAGAAAAAGACAAAAATGACTGTGCAGTGAGGTATGTTCAACTGTAATAAAGGAAATTGCTCATTTCGCCTGAGTGTCCATTTGTAGCACCACACCCGGTGCAAGCATTTGATCTTTCGCCAGAGGAGGATACCATTGTTAATCAAACGCAGGTGTTAGCCAGACACACAGGCGCCAGGGCGCAAAAAAACTTAAGGCATCAGCACAAAGGGCATATCAGGACACCGATCTTGGTGCCAAAAGTGCTGAGAAAGCTGAACCGCGAGCGGTGCAGGATGCCTCGTCAGCAACCGGATTCGGTGCAGACTGTGAGTACTATGGGTATCATTGTGGGAGGGGCGGCTCGGGCAAGACTCCACACGCACAACAAAGAACACATTTCGGTACTGTTTAAAGGGCGGGAAACCATTTTGTGTACTGAAACCGTTTTCGGTGGCCATGTCTCTAAATGGATTTAAAAAAAATGGCGCGCTTCACTATGTGTCACCGACCGTTTGTGGTGCAGACTGTATAATCTCTCTGGCTAAGATAGTT